CTTTTTATGAAGATATCGATGATGAGCCAAAACTTTGTCATTTAAAATCGACTAGGAAAAGAGACATTGTCGATTTCATTAACCTTCATACCGGAAAATCATAACATCAGTATGAGTGCAGATAAAAAAGTAAAAGCTAGATTAGCAGAAATTTTAGAGATTCCACCAAGTCAGGCAAAGGCATCTCCTTTACTCCAAAAGTTAGTTTATGATAGCAAATCATGCTGTATTGTCATAAATACAAATACAAAGAAGATATTTAGCTTGCGTGATACTTCTTCTTATATGAGAATCAAGTGATGACTACATCAACATGGGGAGGAAAAAGAGCAAATCAGCATGGCAGACCAAAACTGCCAACTGAGCTTCGCAGAGTAATGGTTACCACTATGGTAAAGCCGGAAACTAAAAAGTATTTACTTACCAAGAATCCAAATATTGGCAGAGCAATTGACGAAATTGTAGTCAGGGAAAAAAATAAGTAGTTGACAGATTATCTCCGGATGTGTTTTTTCGGAGATGGATCAAGTTGCACCAACTACCGCCCTATTAAGGCGAGGACAAGTAAAAGATTGGTTGGGTCTCGATGATAACGAGATTACCAAATGGATTCTTGATGGTATCCTAAAACCAAGATATTTCCGTAAGGGTGCTAGAGCTTATTTTGTCCGGAAAGAGATTGAAGAAATCATCAAACCGGAGGTCATGGCATGAGTTTGGGATACAATGAAGATAAAAATAAAATGTCCGATAAACCGGATGTTGCAGAACTTCAATCCGAATTAGCTGAAATCATAGAAGATGCCGGAAGAAATCTACAACTTCGATCAGATTACGATAATATTAGATATTGTAAATGGGAGGGTGAAAGTCCGGATAACCGAAAGCACGAAGAATATATTGGTCACAGACCACATCCTTGGGAAGGTGCATCAGATACCAAGATCAGGGTTGCTGACAAGCATATCAATCGTCATGTCCACATGGTTTCCGAGGCATTCTTTCGAGCAAATTTAAGTGTAACCGGAGTTGAGGTAGAGGATAATAAAAAAGCTTCAAATTGGGGTTCACTTTTGTCTTATTTTATCGAGCAAAAAATGCTTCCTGAATTACGAAGGGAAGTAGAAATTTTAGCACAGGAACTTTTTTCATCCTCTCCGGCAATTGCTATTCTTGGAATTTATTGGCAACAGGAAACGATCATGCGAATGAAACGATTTTCCGTCCAAGATTTAGTTATGTTGATCCAAGATATGGGAGGTCAGGAACAGGATGTTGAGCAAATTTTAATGATGCTTAATGATCCGGACATGACTGATCAGGCACTCATGCTAATGAGCCAAATATTTGTTGGGGTAAAAGAAAAGGCGCTAAAAAAAGGTCTTAAACAATTTCGTGAAACCGGAGAGGCAAAGCTTCCGGCTCCGGTACAGCATGAGAATCGCCCACGATTTGTAGCACATCGATTGTATGATGACATTTTCGTTGATGCAAATTGCACCGACTTGGATCGTGCAAGGGTTATCATGCGTAGAGAATGGATGTCAGAAACTGAGCTACGGGACAAAATCAATACTGAAGGTTTTGACGAAGAATTTGTAGAGTCTGTTTTAGAAAAAGCCGGAGGTGCATCCGGAGTAGCAGACATGAATTACCGATCCTCAATGGTTCAACAAAATACGCTTGGGCGAGGCATTCAGGGAGACTATGACGATCTGTACGAAATCTTTTATTCTTACAAAAGATGCTATGATGAAGATACGAATGTTCCGGCAATTTACTGCACAGCATTTTCCCCTCATGTAAATGATTCTTACGGGAAACATGAACTTTTGCAGTACGGGCATAATCAAATGCCATTTGTTCTTTTTTCGAGAGAAAGACTATCTCGCTCGATTATGGACTCACGGGGTATTTCAGAAATCTGCGCACCTAACCAATACGAAATAAAAGTTCAGCGTGACCTTAGAAATGACCAAGGTCAAATAAGCACTTTACCTCCTCTTTTGACCAACGCTCGAAGAGGAGCATTGAACACAATTATTGCTCCGGCATCACAAATAACAATTACCCGTCCGGATGATATACAATGGTTAAATCCTCCTGCACCATCTTCCGGTTCCATAGAGGCTGAAGAACGGGCAGAAGCAGATGCAAATGAATATTTTGGTCAGTCTCAAGACCCAATGACGAATCAACTATATAACCAATGCATGGTGAATCGTTGGCTTGATTCATGGAGAGAGGCGCTCAGTCAGGCACTTTGCTTGTGCCAACAATACTTGAGTCCTGAATTCGTATCTCGGATTGTTGGAGGTGCGCCGGAAGAAATCGCAATTCAACCGGACGATATTCAGGGACGATATGACCTAAGCCTTAGATTCTCAGTTGATACTTTGAACCCTGAGTTCATGGAAAAGAAAATTGCTTCAGTAACTCAGCTTACTCAATTTGATACAGAATCCGCAATTGACCGGAACAAATTGGTTACCTTAATGGCAGAGTCAATTGACCCACAATTGGCAAAAAGTGTTGTCCGTGATCCGGCAACTGCAAGCCAACAGGAAATCGATGATGAACAAATTTCATGGATTAAAATAATGGCAGAAATTGAACCGCAACCAAAAGAAGGTTTGAACTTTGAGCTTCGTTCTCAGGTTGCACAGCAACTTCTTCAGACCTCGCAGGAACTTCAGCAGAAAATGCAGGAAAAACCATTGGTTAAACAACTAGCAGAAAACAGAATGAAATTTCTACAATTTGGAATTATGCAAAAAGAGAATGCACAGATTGGTCGAGTCGGAGTTAAGCCTGTTATTGGTCAGTCGCAATCTCAGCCACAGCAGGGAGGGCAATATTAATTTTCTAAAATTATTTGATAAAAGACGAGTCCGGTTGGTAAAATATCCAAAATTACTAACACAGGACGAAATCGCACAAATTTTCAAAGACCAAGGTGAGGGTTCGAAAATTTGGCAAGCTTTAGATTCAATAATCGATAATAATTTATTATCTGCTGTATCAGATATCTCTGACCCTAAACAGAGTGCCGAAATGTTAAGTCATTCGTCCGGACGAATTGATTCCCTAACCACACTTAAATCTCAAATAGAGGAATATAAAAAATGGAAGAATGGGAAGATGAGTTACAAGACCAACTAGGTGAAAAAGTAAACGAATTTTTAGAAAAAGGACTTACCATTCGTCAATGTGTCGGAGTCCTAGAAACTTTAAAATTTGAATTGATAGGAAACATTATCGTCATTGAGGAGTGATGAAAAGTTTTGTCTATTGCTCCGATTTGCACGGAGACAAGCAGGATTACGATGCTGTAGAAAATTTACTAAAATTTACTAAAGAATTTAATCCGGATGTAAGAATATTTGGAGGTGATCTTTTTGATTTTTCACCTCTCATGCGAAGTGCTGATGTAGCTGAAAAAAATGCTTCGATGGAAGCAGATGTTGAAGCAGGAATGGAATTTTTAGATAAGTTTCGCCCTCACCATTTTTTGCTTGGCAACCATGATGATCGTTTGTGGCAAACTGCTAAAAAGCATTCAGTAGGAATAATCCGTGATACCGCAAAGATGGGTATTAAAGATATTGAAAAGAAATGTCGTTCCATGAAGTGTAAGCTTTATCCTTACGATGTAGAAAAGGGAATATTGTCATTGGGTAAAATAAATTTTATTCACGGGTTTTATCACGGGGTAACTGCAACCAAGCGTCATGCTGAAACTTTTGGTCAATCAGGAGGTCTAGTTGTTCATGGTCACATTCATTCCATTCAATTTGCCTCAATTACAAGGCGAGGAGGGGGAGCCGGATTTTCAGCCGGATGCCTAGCAACTTGTGCGATGGATTGGAATAGGGCGAAGGTAAATCGTTTGGCACACGAAGCAGGATGGGTTTACGGGTATTATTCAAACAAATCTTGGGCTTGCTATCCTGTTCGAAAATTTGACGGGGAATTTTTATGGCAAAATCAAAAAACATAAATTGGGCAAAAACTTTACAAACTTTATCCGGTAAACAAGGAAATGAACCGGAGGGTGAAGGTTGGTTTACGGCACTAGAGTTTCAAGAAAATGCCGGAGTAGGTCATGCACGATGTCACAAATTAATCCGTAAGGGATTAGAGAATGGAAGTCTCGAAATGCATCGTGGATCATCTTGGAACGAGAACCACAAGCAACTAACTCGTAAAGTGTGGTATAGGCAAATTTAGCCCAACTTGCCACAAGTTCATTGTCTTCCTTGATGTTTCACTTATGTGAAGCAATTTTCAGTCTGTCCCCAAGTACTTAACTTGAGAAATTATTCCATTCGTCAAAACGAATCCAAACCTATGACAGACACAGAAACTGAGGTCGCGCCTCTTGAAACAGCAGAAAACGAAGAATCAAATATCGTCTCTTTAGCCGACATTATGGAGGCAAGCGGAGTAGACGAATCGCTCATTGACAGCAAATCGACTGAAGAAGTCGAGGAAGAATCAGAGGTGGAAGAAGAAGGGGAAGAAGGTGCTGAAATTTCAGAACCTGAACCTGAACCTGAACCGGAGCCTGAAGCTAAAACAGAAGATTCAGACGGAGTCAAAAAACGAATTGGCAAATTGATTGAAGCTAAAAATCAAGCAGAAGCTGAAAAGCAATTGCTTGAAGAGGAAATAAAATCCTTAAAAAAGCAACCGCAGAAAGGGTTAGATCAATTTGAAGGTGTTGAGACTTTTGAAGATTTGAAACAAAGAGAAAATGATGCTGAACAC